AATATCCAGTTCCGTTCATCATGGGAGCTTAGAATGATGACGTATCTTGATACCACGAATGCTATACTTGAATGGAATTCAGAAGAGGTTATTATACCTTATTTATCACCATTAGACAGAAAGGCACACAGATATTTCACCGATTTCTATGCAAAGATAAAGGATTCCTCCGGAAAGGTGACCCGATATATCATAGAGGTTAAACCCAGAAGTCAAAGAAAACCACCCCGGAAAAAGAAGAATCGAGTCCAATATCTAAAGGAATGTCGAACATTTGTGGTCAATCAGGCGAAGTGGGAGGCTGCAGAGAAGTGGTGCGGTAAGAGGGGATATGTGTTCAAAATAATTGATGAAACAGATTTAGGTATATAAATAAGGATATGGCAGAAGACTCACTATTTGACAAACTCCAAGCTGCAGCGTATCGGAAACAAATTCCTTTTCAGTCCAAAGAATCAAGGCAATGGTTCATGAACAAGGTCAAGGGTCTCCGGGTTAAACAGGCGGATATCCTGAATGACCCCGCATTAAAGAATATGTCAAGGCCAAAACCGGGGAGGATGTTCACATACCTGTATGATCCTAAACACAAGGCCACACTCCCGTATTATGATAGGTTTCCGCTTATTATAATGGTAGGCCCGGCTCCCAAAGGATTCTATGGTGTGAACCTTCATTACCTTCCACTTCCCCTGAGAATGAAATTCCTCGATGGACTTATAAGTATCACGAACAACAAGAAGTTTAATGAAACAACCAGATTCAGAATGAGTTATGCAATGCTTAAAAGTTCTTCTAAACTAAAGTATTTCAAACCTTGTTTCAAACACTACCTCACCATGCATATAGAATCAAGAATTAAGTATGTAGAAGCTTCGGAGTGGGAGGTTGCAGCATTCCTTCCAACTGCACGATTCAGGAAAGCGTCTGCGGGTTCCATTTATCGAGATTCCAGAAGGTTAATAGGATAAATGAAAAGTCCGGTAGAATTGATTAATGTGACATATGATTTTGACTTGTCATGGTTTATGGATATAGAATTATCATTGATTTGGTATTTCGTTCAAATAATTGGTGGTGGAGCTGTATTGTACACTATATCAAAATATTAACAGGATAGAGCATGGCAAACATAATAAGTAAGGGATACTCAATAGCATCACAGGTGTATGGTGGTCTCACATCTATTGATAATTTCATAGGACAGTATGGTCCAAAAACGGAAATAGGGAAACGGAAATCTATTGATGGGTTTGTCTCTAATCAACTCCAAAAAGACCTTGCACGGAAAGCTCATTTTAGGGTGAGAGTTCACCCGCCGAATGTATTAATAGAGGACGGTTGGGATGGTCACAGAGTCAATGATAGAATTGGTATGATGGCTGAAAGTACAACATTTCCAGACATGTCAACTGCAACATCAGGGGAGACAAAAATTGGAACCGATAATGAATATGAAATAGTTACTAATTTGAACTATGCATCATTTACCATGACATTTCTATGTGACACTGAAATGACACAACGAAAATTCTTTGAAAAATGGATAAATTCAACGTATATTAAAGATTCCCTTACGGTAGGCGGATCCCCAACATATTATAATACTTATATTGGGGATGTAGAAATATTTCAACTTAAACACAATTTTCTAGATGATGCTGGTGTGGGTGAAGATAAAGATTGGACATATATGAACAGATTTTTGCAAGTATATCCTTCTTCTATTTCAGCAATGGATGTTTCTTGGGATTCCGCAGATGTTCAAAAAGTTGAAGTTAATTTTAATTTTAAAAGTTATGAGGTTCTTATTCCTCCACAAGCATAATATAGGTGAATAATAATGGCGTTACCAATACTAGAAGTACCAACATATGAATTGAAACTACCAAGCTCAGGAAAAAAGATTAGATATAGGTCTTTCTTGGTCAAGGAAGAAAAGATTCTAATGATTGCAAATGAAACGGGTGAAATAGACGATCAAAAGAGAGCAATTGGACAAATTATAACAAACTGCACCTTTGGTGAGTTGGACTATGAAGATATGCCCACTTTTGATGTAGAATATCTGTTTATTAATATAAGAGCAAAGTCAGTGGGGGAAACTGTTGACCTTTCTGTTCTGTGTCCTGATGACAAAATAACAAGGATTGATGTTAATATCAGCCTTGATGACATAAAATGTAAGAAACCTAAAAAGAATTTTAATGTTATTAAGTTGAATGAAAATATTGGTGTAGTAATGAAATATCCAACATTGAGAATGAAGGTCGATGAAAAGGATGGGTTTAGAATTGTTGCTGAATGTATTGAGTCTATATATGATGAAGATACTGTATATGCAACAGCTGACTTTTCAAAGGACGAACTTGATACATTTATAGATTCAATGACACAATCTCAACTTGAAATGGTGAGTGATTTTTTTGATGGTATACCAAAAGTATATAAGGATATAGAGGTTACGAATCCTAAAACAAAGGTCAAGTCCAAGATGCGATTAGAGGGGATGGAAACTTTTTTCTAATGGCTCTTTCCCATTCCAGTTTGGGAACATACTATAAGACTAATTTTGGATTGATGCAACACCATAATTATAGTTTAACCGAAATAGAAAATATGTTACCTTGGGAAAGAGATATTTACGTTGGAATGTTAATCGATTACTTAGAAAAGAAAAAACAAAGAGAATCAAAATCACATGGCTGAACAAACACTACCAATTCTAAATCCAAATATAGACGTTGCGGATACTATAGAAAGCACTGCACTTGAAGTTACTGTTGCTGAATCATCAGCAATGGAAGCTATATTACAAAGACAAAAAATATCAGAACAGGGGTTCGAAGATGAAGGAAGTGCTGTTCAGAAGAAAAAAGAGGCTCAACTAGAAAGTGGTGGTATAACTGATGAAGAAATTCATAAACTTGATGTAAAACATGCTCGATGGGAAAAATTTTATGAACTAAGAAAAGAACAAGCAGCAAAACAGTTTGAAATTGAAGTTGGAGCTCAAAAGAGAATAGATGCAACTGATGATAAGAGTATAAAGAAACAAATTGCACGAAGAAGAGATATGCAACTTGCAGATGCAGAAACAGCAGCTGCTAAAGAAAAATTTACATTACATCAGGAAAAGATAGAAGCAAAATTTGCTGCAGCAACAAGAATTTTCACTGACCCGATTAGTGTTCTTAAAGATGCAGCGTTGAAAGCAACAATTGCAACTGGTGTGTGGGTATTACGGAAAAAACGTGAAAGATTTGCTCAGAAAGAAAAATTAAAAAATATTGATGAACAAAATGGAGTAATGTCTGATGGTGGAGTTATGGGTGGTGCAGAAGCATCAGCAATCCCATCAGAAACCGAAAGTTATTATGGTAAAATGTTGGGGTTTATGGGACGATTAACAACGTCAACAGAGGATTCCACATCAGAACAAATTTCACAAAATAAAAGAGATTCCAGAACTTCAGCAGCTGAAGAAAGTAGTATGGAGGGGATTGTTGGGGGAGATGGTCCACTAACACCCGGTGGCCCATTACCAGATAAAAAGAAGAAAAAACCCGGAATGATGGACAAACTGAAAGATATGGACCCAATGGGTGGGGTTGGTAAATTGTTTGGCAGTTTATTCAAGGGCCTTGGTAAAATTGGTGGTATGATATTAAATATTGGATCCAAGTTTTTAATCCCATTAGTAACAAATCCTATTGGTTGGGCTGTTATTCTTGGTGGTATTGCTATTGGTCTTCTTTGGACATTTAAGGACAAGATTGCAGAAGCTGTTGGTTCAATATGGGAATCGATTAAGTCGGGGATTGATAGTATTGTTTCTTTTATTAAGGGGATGTTTGGGAAAGCGTGGGATGTTGTTAAAGGACTTTTAAATAAAATTCCTGGCGGTTCGTTTATTATTAGTGCGGTGGATTCTTTATTTGGTGGTGGTGACGAAAAAACTGGTGTCGATTCTGACCTAAACGACGAAGAATTGGCAAACAAGAGACATGGTGATCAAAACCAAAAACAACGGAGCCGACGAGATGTTTATCGCAAGATGGATGAACAAAATGGAGTAATGTCTGAAAAAATAGCTATTTCAAAAGCAAAAATGAAGTTTAGAACATCTCAACTTGAGGGTTCCGGACAAACAAGTGGAGTTTCTGTTGGCGGGAAAATGCAACAGGGCCGACAGGCACAAAATGGTGCTATGGAAAATTATGCATTAAGTTCGGTTGCCCATAAGGAAACGGGGGCACAAGCAGCCGGTAATCAGATGCTTAATGCCCCCACAACCAATATAACAAATAATACTATTGAAGATAGATCATTTAATACTGACCCAACAATCGCAGCATTAGGATCGTCAGGAGTTTGGTCGGATGATTTCTAGGAATTAGCCAACTTCTCAAAATAAGACATTGGGTCATCCCCCTCGTCAACTTCAACTGACTTGACAGCAGGAGCGGGTGTTGATGCTCCAACTCCTGTTTCAATACCAAGAACACCATTCAGCTTGGTTT